CTATCTAACTTAACTATTTCAGACTCTTCTGGTAATAGCAGTCAGGTAACTCCTACCAGTGGTACATTTGGTAATATTCAGATTGCTGGTAATAGCATTGAATCTACTACAGGTGATATTAACATTGACCCTGCTGGTGCTGGTGATATTAATATTACTGGTGATGTCAATGTTCTAGGTATCCTAACCGCTACAACCATTCAACTGGATGCATTCCAGAAGGGTGACACATCTATTGCTCTAACTGATAGTGGTACTGATGGTACTATTGTAGCTAGCACTGATAATGTAGAAGCATGGCGTGTTGATGCTAGTCAGAAGGTTGGTATTAGAACTGATGCTCCAAGAGATAGATTAGATGTTCTAGACACTGCTAGATTCGAGAGAATCAACGCTACAGGAGTTGTAACGGTTAGCAGTAGTGCAGACATCAATAACCTCGATGCAGTTGATGCTAAGATCACTACAGGTCTTGTAACTAATTTCACGGTTGGTCAGACAATAGGTGATGGATCATTAACCATCAATTCTCCTGTTGGACTTAACAGTCATACTGACATCCCTGACAATGTTAAGGTAAGAATTGGTGATAACGATGACTTGACCATCTATCATCAGGATACTGACGCATTTAATAATAGAGGTCATGTCATTCTTTCACATGCGAATGGCAATGCACAATACTCAAGATTACAAGTTTGGAGTGATTACTTTAGTGTTAAGACTGCTGCTGCAAGTAGTGACTTCTTAGTTGCTGATCAGAAGACACTTAAGTTGATGTATGCTGATACAGCAGCTTCTGGTGTTGGTGATAGATTGATTATTAGAGCATCTGGTTCTGAGATGCTTGGTATTGTAACAGTTAAGGATAACGGTGTATACAAAGGTGAGATCGCAATTGGTTCTTCTATAACAGCAACTGCTGGTGTAGTAACTGCTAATGCTGTTGATCTTGCTGATGCTGATATTCTTGACGCTAAGATAACTGCTGGTTTAGCAACCGACTTTGCAATAACAAATGCCAGAATTCAGACTGGTATTGCTACCGAAATGACCTTCGCTGGTTTCTCAACCTTCGTTGGTATAGCAACTTTCCAGAGCGATATATTTGTTGCTGGTAACTTGAATGTTATTGGTGATGTTGTATACGATGAGGTTAACGGTAGAAACATTAAGATTACTGGAATCAGTACCTTTAATGAGGTTGTTATTACTGGTGTTAGCACACTATCTGACATTAAGATTGGTGCTGGTAGTTCATCAAGTAAGATCGAAACTAATAGTGGAGAACTTGTTCTAGATTCTGCTGCTGGTCAAGTTACTATTCAAGATAACTTTAATGTCGTTGGATACGGTACATTTAAAAATGGTTTATATTATCGCTCAGATCAGGGAGGAAGCACTGGTATTGGATACAGTGGTCCAAATGGTATGGGTTACTTTGAAGCAGATGGAAGACTGGTAAGTACAGCAAGCACAGTTGGCTTCCTAACTACTTCTAACTATGTAATGACCACAAACGCTTCTGGAGTCCCATCATGGACTGACTCCATAGATGGAGGATTCTTCTAATGGCAAAACCGAATAGTAGAGCAACATTACAGGATTACTGTTTTAGACAATTAGGTGCTCCGATTCTGGAGATTAATGTTGCCGATGAGCAAGTAGATGATTTGATAGATGACTCTTTACAATTATTCTATGAGAGGCATTTTGATGGTGTAGAAAGGGTACTATTAAAGTATCAGATTACTACAGAAGATATCCGTAAGGGAAGAGCTAGAGGTGGTGGTTTTAGTGTAGGTATTGCTAGTACATCTAGTGCTGTAAGTACCTTTGAAGAGAACTCTAATTATATAACTGTACCAGACAATATACTTGGTATAGAAAGAGTTCATCAATTTGATAATAACGCTATCAGTAGCGGAATGTATAATATTAAATATCAGTTATTTTTAAATGATATTGCATTTAATTTAGGTTATAATGGTCTCTTAAATTATTCAATGACTAAGACATATTTGGAGGATATAAATTTCCTTTTAAATACGACACCTGCAGTTAGATATAATAAGAGAAGTAACAGGTTATACATAGACTGTGATTGGGCATCAATTACTGCAGACACATGGATGCTTATTGAGTGTTATAGAATTATGGATCCTGCTGATAATATAATGGTTTACAATGATTCTTTCTTAAAGAGATATCTTACTGCAAAGATCAAGAAACAGTGGGGTCAGAACCTCATTAAATTTAATGGAGTTAAACTCCCTGGCGGTATAGAACTCAATGGTCGTCAGATTTATGAGGATGCCGATTTAGAGATAAGAGAGATAGAAGAGAAGATGATGATTACTTATGAAATTCCAGTCCTTGATATGATAGGGTAATGCCATTAAATCCATTTTTCCAACATGGTTCACCTGATGAGCAACGATTAGTTCAACATCTAGTCGATGAACAGATCAAGATGTTTGGTCTGGATTGCTATTATATTCCAAGGAAACAGATAGTTACTGATGATATCTTAGGTGAGGTACAGTCATCAAAGTTTAATGACAATTATATTATTGAAGCATACCTAAACAACTACGAGGGGTATGCTAAGGGTAGTGATGTGATGACTAAGTTTGGTATCAACTTACAGAATGAGATTACTTTAACAATATCAAGAGAAAGGTTTGAGGACTTTATTGCACCGTTCCAGTTTAACTCTACAAACTTACAGGGTGCATTAGATGGAGATATAGATTTTGGTACTAGACCTAAAGAAGGTGATCTAGTCTGGTTCCCATTAGGAGAGAGATTATTTGAGATAAAGCATGTTGAGCATGAGCAACCATTCTTCCAGTTAGGTAAGAACTATACTTACGAACTTGAATGTGAACTCTATCAGCTTCAAGACGATATTATCGATACAAATGTTGCTGGTATTGATGAGAGATTGAGTGAAGAAGGATACATTACAACTGTAAACCTTGCTGGTATTGGATCTACTGCTAAGGCATCTGTAGATACATTTGCACTAAATGGTGCATTGCAGAAGATTACATTAAACGATGATGGTTCTGGATATACCACAGTACCTAATATTACTGTAGCAGCTTCTCCTGCTGGTGTATCAACATCTCTAGGTCAGGTAGTTGGATTTATAACAAGTAAGGGTAATCTTGCTGCTATAGATTATGTTGCTATAACTAACCCAGGTTTTGCTTATGTAGAACCACCTGCTATTGGATTTGGTACTCCAGGTGTAGGTGCTGCTGCAACATCCACATTAACTAACAGTGGTATTGCATCTATTAGAATTACACAACCAGGTAATAATTATGTTTCTCCACCTATAATTACTATTCAACATCCTCAGTATGTTGACAAACAGTATGAATTTACTGGTATTGCAACTGCTGGAATGATGGAGATAGTTGGAATTAATACTATGGCAAATATTGCTATTGGTCATACTATTCATTTCAAGGCTCTTGGTGCTGTAACACTTCCTGGTGGAGGTATTGTAACTTCTATTGGTACTAATAGTGTTGGTATTGGTACATCTCTAGCTGGTACTGGTACTGTCAATACTACCTTTGTTGGTACTGGTGCTATGGTTGGTGCTAAGGCAGGTCAGGTACAAGCAACTGCTGTTGCAACCTTGTCTGGTTCTAACATGTTTAGGATATATCTAACAGATGCTGGTGTTGGTTATGAAGCAACTCCAACTATTTCTATTAGTGCTCCTCTAGCAGTTGGTCTTGGAACATATCACCTAAATGAAAGGGTTGTTGGATCTGATTCTGGTGCTGAAGCATATGTTAAGAAATGGGATGCTGCTAATAGAAAACTAGAAGTATCCATAAATACAGGTGATTTCAGAGCTGGTGAGTTTATTACTGGTACTGCATCCTCTGCTAGATATCAAATCTTCTCATGGGGTGATGACTTAAGTACTCAAGCTGCTGGTAGTGAATACTTTATGAATGATGAGTTTGAAGCAGCAGCAGACGAACTTCTTGATTTCACTGAAACTAACCCATTTGGTATACTGTAATGTTAGGTACTTATTTTTATCACGAAATTTTAAGAAAGACAATTATCGCTTTTGGTACATTGTTTAATGATATTCATATACAGCATGATGATAGATCTGGTGCTACTCTTAGTGAAACTAAGGTTCCATTAATATATGGTCCTAAGCAAAAGTTCCTTGCAAAACTTGAGCAGCAAGAAGAATTAACAAAAGCAACTGCTATAACATTACCTAGAATGTCATTTGAAATGACTTCTATGAATTATGATTCTAGTAGAAAGTCTAGTATAACTAGAACCTTTAAAGCAGTTGATAGTAGGGATCCATCTAATAAGAAAGCAAAGAAAGTATATCTTCCAGTACCTTACAATGTAGGGTTTGAACTTAATGTAATGACTAAGTTGAATGATGATGCATTACAAATTGTAGAACAGATACTTCCATTCTTTCAACCAGCATTTAATGTTACTATAGATCTAGTAGATTCTATAGGAGAAAAGAGAGATATCCCTATCGTACTGGAGAACATATCATTTAGTGATGAGTATGAAGGAGACTTCTCAACTAGAAGAGTGTTGATGTATACCTTTAATTTCAATGCTAAGACTTATCTCTTTGGTCCTGTTGCTGAGAGTACAGATGGTCTTATTAAGAAAGTTCAAGTCGATTACTATGCAGATAACAAACCTCAAACAGCGAAGCGTGAAATGAGGTATACTGTTACTCCAGATCCAATTACTGCTGGACCTGAAGATGACTTTG